AGGCTGAAGGCAAGGGAATACTGTCAAACAACAATGACGGCTGGGTAAGTGGCGCCGCAAAGGGAACAGCAACCGGCGCCATCAAGGGTGGCATTGCTGGAACTGTCGGCGTGCCGGCGATGATCCGCGACATGAATAACGCTGTGCTCGACTTTGGTTACGACAAGGCAAGCAAATACATTCTTGGTCACGACGAAGAGCAGCGCAAAAGGGAACAGGAAAACAGAGACCGATTAAGAAAAGATATTGGCGTCCAATCACTCCTGCCTAACACTGAGCAAATCTATAAGAGCACAGTTGAGCCAGTTGCTGGTGAGTATAAGCCTGAGAGCGGCGTTGGTCGCGCAGCCATGGGCGCCGTTGAGGCCGTCACCATGGGCGGCAATCCAGTAAAGAGCATTCCCAAGCTAGTTGATACGGCACGACGGGAAGGCCCCGGCGCCGCTAAAGCAATTGGCGAGTATTTGGGTTCTAATAGTGTGAAGCAGGTGGCCAAGGACAGTCTCGGCGCAGCGGGTCGAACACTAAAAGATAACGGCATTAATGCGTTGTCTGGTGCGGGATCGACTGCGACGTATGATTTAACGGGAAATCCTTACCTTGCATTTGCCGCCGGCATTGCTCCGGGTGGAGCCGCGCGTCTTGCGAGCATGGCGGGCAAGGGCATTCCACCGATATCAAAGACGGATCGAGAGCGTCAGGCTGTCAGAGACCTTGATAAATTCTCATCTGATCCGCAGGCATTGAGGGAAAAGATTTGGCCGAAGGAAGGCCCGACGCAGGATGAAATCATCCCCGGTGCGCCACTGACAATGGGCCAGAGATACGGCGACCGTGGTCTGCTTGAATTAGAGCGCGCCATGGAGGCCAGCGAGGGCGCCAAGACGGCCAGTGGTGAGAGCGTCAAGCACTTCAATGAGCTCGCCGGGCAGCGCAATGAGGCGCACAGAAATGCCGTCGCTGGATTGCGCACAGAGGGCGCCGACGCACTGGACGTTCCGCGTCACGTTGATAGCCACTACGACCGCATAATGAATGAGGCCGAGCAGGAGCATCAGCGCCTACTGCAAAAGTCTGAGGAATTGTCCTCACGCCTCGGCGAGGGCCGTGACGCCAGTGCGATCGGTGAGGATTTGAGATCATCACTTGAAGCTGCAAAGAAGGCAGAGAGTGAAAAGCTGGACAGACTTTACAAGACCGTTGACCCTGACAAGAGCCTTCATCTTTCAACGAACCCGGTGCAGGAAGCTTCGACCAGTATTCTGACAAACAAGAGCGAGTATTCGACGGCCCTGTCTCCCATTGAGAAGGAGATTTACGAACAGGCCGCGAGTATGCCGAATGTTCTAAAACTGGACGATATAAGAAACTTCGACTCAAAATTGTCTGAGGCGATGTCTGATGCGCGCCTATCGGGGCGTCGGCAGGAGCTCGCCAGGCTTACCCAATTGAAGATATCAATTAAGGACGCTATTAATAACGCTGTCCAGCATCAGAGCGCCTGGGAACAGCAAGCGGTTAAACGTGGCGTCTTAAAGCCAGAGGATACACTTGAGCACAGACTCAAAGTTTACGGAGCCGAAACCGAACGCGCTGTGGGGGAGGACGCCTCTGCAAGTGCTCGAAAAAGTGTTGTCGGAGCAGAAGAGCCCACAGGAGAGGGCAATGTTCCTCCAGAGATGCGAGCAGGGAGCGAGGGAAGCCGGCGACCTAATGGCTCTGAGGGCGATCAAAGATTACAAGGCGAAGGCTCTAGCGCAGGAAGGGTCGAATTCGATCCTAAGTCCGAAGGAGTAGGCTCAAAAGCCTCTCAGGAACAATCACAGCCGAATAAGACCGAAAGCGGTGCGGCGCGCCCCAACATGACGAAGGAGGCGGCTGAGAGGCTTGCCGTTGCGAATAAGGCGAATGAGAAATTCCAGACGACCTACAATGAGGGTCCAGTTGGCGCCGCATTAGAGACCAACGGCTTCGCCAAGCAATACAATACTGGTCACTCTTCTGTTCCTGCCAAGGCAGTAGTTGCGGGTGACAAGGGTTACGAGACAGCCAAAACGTTTTTGAACGCCGCCAAGCAGGATCCACAGGCCGTCACGGCGATGCAGGATCAGGTGCTCAATCGATTACGGGCGACTGTAGGCATCAATGGAAGAATAGATCCCAACAAGCTTGCAAAGTGGAAGCAGAATTTCTCTGGAACGCTTCGTGCGATCGACGAGCATGTCCCAGGCTTTTCATCCACGTTTGATGATGCTGCAAAAGCTGAGACGGCGTTCAGAGACTTCGCAGTCAAGACCAAGCAGACGCAGGCTGAGTTAAAGAAAAACCCGCTCAATCGTTTCTTTGGCCTCAAAACTGGCACTGACGTTGAGAATGCCGTCGGCAGCATGATGACATCGGGCAAGGTCGGCGACGCGAAGACTGTCATTGAGCACTTCAAGAAAAACGCTCCTGAGAGTTTGGACGCGCTGCGCACGTCATTCATTGATTGGCTGACGCGCAAGAAGAGCAACACAGGCGTGGGCGCCAACACTGACACGCACATACTGAGTTACGACAAACTAAACACAATGCTAAGAGACAACCATGAGGCCCTTTCGGCCTTGTTCACGCCACAGCAAATGGAAGTCTTGCGCAATGTTCGCAAGTCTATGCAGTATGCGGATCGCTCCAACTGGACACGCATTGCGGGTAGCCCTGGGACGGCGAAGGATAAGGCTGCGATTGATGCGTTCCTAAAGAAGAGCGGCGATCAGTTAGACAAGCCTCTGCACTGGATACTTATCGATCATGCAATGGGTGGCGGCATGTCACTCGCAAGTCTTTTTGGTGCAGCTAAAGTCCACACGCACTTGAATGCGTGGAGCGCCGGAAAGTCAGAACAGATACTGAGACGAATGCTGACGGATCCATCCTTTGCGCGTCAGATGATGATGAAGCATCCGAACGTGGCGCCAAAGGACATGCCAACTCTTATTGATAAGTTGCTTGTCAATGCCGGCATGACGGAGACCGAGCGCCAAGCCAGACCAAAGCGAGCAGCCGGCGGAAGAATGTCACGCAAGGCCATGACTGCGGATCAATTAATTCGCGGTCTTGAGATGGCGCGCAATCAGCAAAAGAAAAACACAGAGACGATCCTAGACAAGCCGGACGAGGCTGTTGTCCGCGCTTTATCTATCGCTAACGAGCAAATCTGAGGATTAGACATGGCCACGCCGAATATTAATCTCACCCTGCCACCATACAATTCTCAGAATTGGAACACGCCGACTAACAACAATTTCACGATCCTTGATCAGGTTCTCGGCGGCAATCTATCCGTCCCTATCACCGGCGACTACGCTTTGTCGCAAGAGCAATTGCAAAACCGCTCACTTGTGTTCAGCGGCACGATCGGCACCAACAACGCATACATCGTGTTCCCTAATGGAATTGGTGGTTCGTGGATTGTTTCAAACAACCTGTCAGGCTCGACGGGCACGATTTCACTGCGCACTGCCGGCTACAAGCAGGCTCCTGTGATCGTCCCTCCACAAGGCTCCACGATCGTCTACTCTGATGGCAAAGACATCTACAGCGCAGTCTCCGGCTCAGAGGGCGCGTATCTGCCTCTCGTCGGCGGCACGATTAGCGGCCCATTGTCTGTGCAGGGGAAGTTTTCCGCTAGCACAAGCGAGTTTACGGGCACGGCTATATTTCAGTCTGCGTCGTTTGATAATATTTCAGTCACCTCTGGGATCGAGTTGTCGTCATCGACAGTCGGGTTGAAGAAGTTGTCTCTGGCCGGCGCGTCTTTTGTCGGCTCTGAGGTTTTAGCAGCCAAAGGATCGAGCGTTCTTGATGGCGACGTGAACATGCCGTCGGGGAGCCTGACTGTTGCCTTTGGTGGCCTGACCGTCAAAAACTCAACTGCCGTCAACTCTCTCAACGGCGGCACGACTGTGCCAAACGGCGCGGCGCTGACGATTAAATCCGGTGCAACATTCACGGTTGAGGACGGTGCGCGTCTCGCTCTATCCGGCGTGTTCTCGCCGACATCTGTGAACACCGGCGACGTTAAGTCTAGCACCGGCGTAACGGTCACAGGCTCTGGCGGCGTGGACGCTGGCAGTGGTGGGTTCAAGACGGCTGGTGGCGTCAACGCGACGGGTGACTCAACATTTGGCGGCAAAATCACGGCCAATGGATTTGTCACTTGCAACGCCGGTCTTGCCACAGCCGGATATACGGCGTTCTACGGTCCGACAACTGTGTTCTCAAATGGCGGCGCGGCTGTCTACTTTGCTCCAAACAGCGGCACAAACTATCAGTCGGCAGTGGCTGACGTGGGCGCTACCGTTGGCCTATTCGATAACACGTTCACCAAGTTTGCCGTCCTCAACAAAAGCACCGGCAAGTTTACAGCATCCGGCGGCGTCGGCATCAGCGTGAATAGTCCGGTGACGGAATCTATTGCGCGGGCCTATCCGCAAGCTGTTTCCCAGCCATCCGGTTACGCCTCTCCAGTGCTGGATATCGAGGTCGTTCTGGCTGCGATGATTGATGAGATTGTAGCGTTAAGGGGGCGCTAAATGCGCGTCGGCAAAACGTCGGCAGAATTTACGAGGAGGCAAAAAATCTTGCTAAGCATTTGATTTTCCTGGTCGGAGTGAGAGGATTCGAACCTCCGACCCCCTCGTCCCGAACGAATGATTTTATTTTATTGCCGTTGTTTTTATTGAAATATTATTTCGTCTTGTTGCGTCTCAATCACTGTTTGTTCACGGCGTTCACGTCGGCAAAACGTCGGCGCGTCAGTGCTTCGGCGGCGCGTGTCATTGCCTTAGTCCCGATGTGACCATACGTCTGTTCTACCATAGCCTCGGTCATACCGAGGAATTTAGCTGCGTCGGATGGCTCTGCGCCGTTTTCCATCATCCAGGTTGCGGCGGTGTGTCTCAATGTGTGCGGTGTGACGTCGCGCAAACCAGCGGCCCTCACAGCCTTATCAAATGCATTTTTGATCCGCAGAATTGGCTTGCCTCTAAATTCAATTAAAGAGTGCGTGCATAGGCCAAGTCTTTGCCAGCGACGAATGTGCGCGAGGAGGGGAGCGGGCAATACAACTGGTGGCTGTCTCTTTTTGGTGGCTCTTTTGCCGAATGCTTTGCGGTAGAATACGCCGCTGTTTATGTCGATAAAGCCTTTGCCGCTTGTTTGCGTCAGAGAGGCGCCACAGATGGCTCCAGAACGTGAGCCGGTGTAAAGTCCTATTAAAATGAAACGCGCAACGTGTGGGCTTCTACGGTAGGCTGCAAGGAGCAGTCGAGCGGCCTCCGACCTTGTCAGCCATCTATCCCGCGGTGAAGACTTTTCCGGCAGCGGGACGTCAACGATCTGTTCGCAAAGTCCTTCTCTGCGGTGATGGATGATTGCTGCGCGCAAGTCTTCTAATTCACGACGGGCTGACGCCACGCTCACGCGGCTTTTAACATATGCCCTGCACGACGGCCCTGAGACATAGTCAAGCTGTTTGCCACCAAAAAATCTGAGCAGCTTTTCTGCTCTTTGCGCAGTCTCTTTAGGCCGCGCATGCTTTGGCGCAATGTCGCGCAGGTATAGGACGATTACGTCTTCTATCGGGACGTTGGAAGGGTGACGACATCCGCGGTCGTCCTCGATGTATTTTTGGGTGATGTATTCTTTGAGCCGCTCTTGAGCCTCTCGATGAGCATTTGCGCCGCATCCTGTGCTCTTTTTCTTGTTTCCGTCTCGGATGATCCACCTTGCTGGAATGACGCGACCGTCTCGCACGCGTTCTTTCTCAAGGTTGAGGTATGGTCCCTTGGACTCTCTTGGCATTGGTCAAACATCCGATCTAGGTCTTCCTGTGTCGTCCAATCCTTGCCAGCAAGGCGATAAATAACCAAGCGACCACGATCGCGCTCTTTGCGCAGGGATCCGACAGAAACGCCAAGGTTCTTAGCGGCTTCGGTTAATCTGATGCGGGTGGCCATAATCGGATCCCTGTGAATATCGGGAATAAAGGTGACTAAAATGGGATACAATCATCAACGTCAGATGAACTGCCGCTGCCGTAAATCATCGTCTCACCCTTTGGCGGTTCTATCGTGACGATATCCATCCAGTGAGTGGCTATTTTGCAGCCGCCCTTAATTTCCGTTTCAATTTCCCACATGCCCTCCATGTCGCATCCGCACCAACGGTCGTAGTGATAAGTGACATTTTTGGCTATCTCGCCGACATTCCCAACTCTGCGGGGTTTAACGAAAACGTGGCGCAGCCAAACATGGATCGCTCTGTCCTTCGGAGCGGTCTCAATAGGTTGCCACACACCGATGTTATTTTCCATTTTCTTATCTTTTGCCATTTCAACTATTCTCCTGGAACATGCTGCGAGGTGGCAGCGTCTTCTTTTCAATGCGCGGTTGTTTTCTCCTGTTTGAAAAGCCGCGTGATTGAATCTTCTGCTTTGGGGCCTCAATGCCGAGGTGACGCATTTTTTGACGCTTTGCTTTTGCTATGCGGGCATTGTCTCCGGCTTTCCCAAAAGTCTTATCTGCCGCACAAGCCTTGTGGGCTGGCGCCCTGTTATCGTCATCGTTAGAACCACCAAGACCAAGAGCGCGAACGTGCTCATCTATCCAGAGCTCCCCAGCTTGAATTTGTTTGCCGCAGACGACGCAAATACCCTTGTGTCGCTCAAACAGCTTTAATCGCTGTGTCGGCGTGAGGGATTTACGCTGCGTCGTCCCTAAATCAGTCGTCAATGGTAATTCCACGCTCAGTGCTAAACGCGATGATCATTTCCAAGAGCTCAGACATTTCGTCTTTTGTTAGCTCACTTGAGGAGTGTCGATTACCAACAAAGATCACGCCTCCATTGATCCCCGGCACAGAAAGATTTCCCCAAAGCGAATTGAGAAAAATATCCTTCCACGCATGCTCATCGAATTTGTGACCATCCCACTCGACTGACTTTGCAATCTTGCGCAGATAGGGCCACAGCAAAGAATTTTGATCACGCGTTCGCTTGTTCGGTCTGCGAAAGGCAACTGAAATTCCAGGCGTGGCCTTTTGTATCCAGCCTAAAACTTGGTTTCGATTGTCTTGCGTAATCTGAATCCAGTTAGGCATTGGTCGTTATCTCCACTCAGGAGCAAACGGAATGTTGTCGTCCAGTTGGGACGCCAAACTTGCGGAGCCACCCTTGTCCGCTTGCTTCTCCTTTGGCTTGATATTGCCAGAGAAGAATTTGCCGCCGTCACGCTTGCGCTCCTTCACCCACAGGTTGACGAAATATTCCTTGCCCTCAACGTTTACGGAGCCGGTAAACTCAGGGTGAGTGTCCTGTGTGCGACGATCGTTACGAGAGATAATAATGGTGTTGGTATTGTCGTATTGGCTCATCCGTTTCTCCTGATCATATCCTGACGTGACTTGTATCTCTCACGCAGGATTTCCTTATGGTCTGTCGTCAACCTAAAAATTTGCTTAGAGTTGTAATCAAACCAATTCTTCAATTCCTGCGCCGATGTCGCCATCTCCAAGGCAAACGTCACCAGCGCGAGAATGTCCTCCGAAAGTTCACGCTCAGTTGAACTTTGCTTGCAATCGTTCTGTAAGGTCATCCAACTCTGCGAGGAATTTAATAACCTCGTCCTCTAGCCGTTTCACAAATGCATCATCACGCTCAATCCGCTTAACCCACATGCGCAACTCAGTCGGCGCCTGATCACAGTATGATATAAAGTCACACCAATTGCGTTCTGGCATGCAAGCAAATCCCCAATGAATTTGCGTCAAATATTGCGGTGGCACTTTTTCGCTAAGCAAATATTCGCAATGCGTTTTTAGTTGCGGCGCCTTAATCTCAATCAATCCGTCACCAACAAGTCCGTCTGGCGAATAGCCGGAGTTTTGAATTTCTGGATGATCGACAAACAAAACTTGGTGGACTTTAACGTCGTGCAAAAGAGAGTAGGTGACACGCGCAATTGGCTCCTGCCGTGTGCCGTTAGCCATGAACCTGTTCACTACGTTCTCAGTGGGAACCTGTGTCAGGCGCTCTATTGCAAGCTCGTGCATGTAGTTGGCGCGCTCGGCCTTTGGCTTGCCGCTGCGGTCTGTGTCGATGATGGAGAAGACGCGACTTGCCGTGACTTTGCCAAGCCGCATTCTCTTCCAAAAATCACTGCCTTGTGTGATCTCAGTCATTACGCCGCCTTCGCTGCAAGACGTTGCTTCTGGTCAGAGTAAATCTCCCGAAGAGCCTCTTGATCAGCCTCTAACAGCTTGGAAATGCGCTCGGCGTTAGTGACGCCCCAAGTGTTGAGAGCCTTGAGCGTTGCAAGGGATGTGATTTCAGCAATCAGCTTGTCGCGCTGCGTCTTTGATTCATCCTCAGAGGCGTAGTCGATCGCCTCGGTGACAGGCGCCGCAACACTATTCTGCGTGATGGTGACAGTGACGTCCTTGAATGCGTCGGCCTCGTCCTCGGCGTAAATATCGCCATGAAGATTGAGAAGCTTCAATACAACTCGATCTTTTCCGCGCTTTTCTGCCATCGACACAGGGTAGGAGTTTTTATTGTTTGACGGCGCCGCCTCTCCATACGACCACTCTGAGCGATCACCCAGATGGCCGGTGACGCGAATGACAGCGATCTTTTTCTCGCTGTTCATTTCAGCCTCGTGTGGCTGGTCAAAAGTAATGCCAGCCTTCGCCGCAATAATCTCAATAGCCTTGTGATAAATCACAAGCACACCGTGGCAATCCCACACGGCGCTCTTGGGGTCAGGATGATACTTTTTAAGTATCTCCAACTGACGCGCATCAAGCTGCTTAGCCATTTAACTTAACCTTTCTGTGTTTTTCGACCTGCACCCAGCGAATTGCTTGACGCATGTAGTGGTGGAACTGCCAAGGATCCTTCCCGTAGATTGTTGGACGGCGCAGATATGAAAGCGCCGTCTCCCGACTGAACTGCGCCATGTAAAGTCTGTGGTTCATGGCGTTGTGTTCATCGTCAGTGATGTAAGGAAGGGGTGTCATTCCGCTGCGTCCTGTAAAGCAGGGCGGCGCATAACCTCGTTGAATGCAGCAACTGCATCTTCGATTGTGTAAGCGTCTTCTTCCAATAAGTGGAAAACGGTAGACGGAAAAATTCCGCAATTGAGCCCACGTTCCTTCACCACAAGAACTGCACAAGGGTCGCCTTCTGGTGATTTGAATTTCTGGACGTGTAACTCAATGCGACCGTCCAAAAATGTTATTGCTTCCGTTTTCATCAGTAATCTCCATCGTCATAGCCAACAGTGGCGTTGATTGATTCAATAACTTGGTCGTAGACGTGCGTACTGTCTTCGATCAGGTGCAAAAGCTTGCCAGTAGGAACGAAAGCTGGGCCGAGATCGCTGTAGCGATCCTCGCGCATCACAATGCTGTTGATCTCAAACTCTGGATCGTAGCCTTCTTCGTCCCACGTCGTGGGCGCGCCATAAGTTGTAAGCGTCCACTCAATTTCGAGAACAAACTCGGCGCCCATCATGCTGAAGTAAGCTTCGGCGGTGCCGTTTGAGTCAGGACGGCTGGAGCGTGTGCGATAAAACCGATAGCCCATTGAAATTCTCCGAGAGAGGGAAGAGAGGCTGCGTTAAGCAGCCGTCTCCCAGAGTTTGGTGGCTTCGATGGTGAGGCGATCGGCGCCCTTCACTGTGTTGTAGTAGCCAGCGAGGGTGTCTTTGCCGAGATCAGCTTCAAGACGCTTAGCGTCTAGACGTTGTGAGTCTTTTGAAGATGATTTGAGAAGAGACCACTTTGAAGCAATCACGCGCTGACCAGATGTCAGGCGATCCTTCAGTGCGGCGTTGTAAATTTTCTCAACAGCCTCAAGCTCGGCGAGCTTAGCTTTGATGTCGCCAAATTCATTGACGATCGCGTCAAGGTCGTTGCGTTGAGCGAGTGCCTCTTTGAGGTCTTGGAGATTTGTAGCGGACATTGTTTATAGCCCTTTCCATCAGCGTTTCGATGGATTGGACTATACAGTAACGTAACAGATAGTCAAGCAAATGAATCGTAACTATTCAAACTTTTTTTGTAAAACTTTTTATCCAGCTAAAACAATACGATGGACTGACTTCACACGCTTCCTAGAGAAAATAATCTCCCTGCGAGGGTTAAATTGTTCAAGCACGAGGGCGTCATCTGAGATGGCGATGAATCGTTTTATGTATCCCTGAACGTGGTGATCCTTCTCACCTGTAACCTGCGCAACCACGAAGTCGCCCCGGCGCACAGGTAAATAGGGAGACACATAGACAGTCTCGCCCGGAATGTAGCGCGGCTCCATGCTCTCCCCAGCCACAAGCACAGCGTAGGCGTCCTTGACGGACGATATCGGCGCCGGAGCTTGGATGGTGTCGATCCGCTCGGCCATGGTGACGCCGCCATCTGGGCCGGCGAGGGCGCTCCCATAAAGCGGGATCATCCCGCCTGGTTCAGCGTGTCTGAGTTCCTGGTTGATCGCCACCGCCGGGATCGCGTCGTAGGACATGGCCTTAATTTCCAGCCCGACTGAGCCGCCAGTGTAGAGCCAATCGACGTCCACGCCCAAAACTTCCGCCATTTTTACGCAGGCGTCATAGGGAGCTCTGCGGTCGCCGCGGGCGTAGGAGCAGACAGTCACGGCGCTCAGCTTGGACCGGCGAGCCAGATCCGTCGGGCCGTCAATCTTTGCTCTGTGCATGGTTTCGCGCAGGCGCTCGGCTATCCACCCGTTCTCTTTACTCATTAACGCAACCTCTAAGCGGTTAAGTATTCAT